GAAATCGATAAATGGGGCATAATAAATAGAAATCCGCCATGGACAAAATTAACTTAACTTAACTTAAACACACTATTATCAAGACGAACACATTATTATTATTATTATTCATCTTCATCTTCTTCATCGCAAGCATTTTGACATATATATTGACCTGTTCCTTTCATTTGAACTATATTATTTGTTTTCTTACATAATTCACACGACGCCATTCTATTGTTAGGGTTCTCTTCAATAAATAATATATCATTCAATCCATCATCCATATAATAACCATCACATATATAACACTTTTCTGTATAATCTTCTGTTTCTATAGGACTACAATCTTCATTTTTACATAAATAAATACATTCCATATTATTATAATTCGCTTTATATTTAATATGACAAAATTAATAATTTAATATAAAATGTTAATAAATGGAATACTACGAAAATATATATAAACAAAATATACTACCACTATACGGACATTATAGAAAAGAAAAACTTGACGAAATACTTTTACAAAACAATATATTACCTCATAACTATTCTATTATTAACCGTATTGATATGACACATATTAATGTTTATAGCATTGACCCAGATGGTTGTGAAGATGCTGACGACGCTTTTAGTATTTTTAATGAAAACAATAAATTATATTTAGCAATACATATTGCTGATCCTACTGAATATATAAACTTAAAATCAGATTTATGGAATTCAATCAAATCAAAAAATATTACTCAATATCCATCTAACAATAAACCAATACACATGTTACCTAATAATATAATGAAATTATCAAGTTTATTAGATAATGAACACGGAAATATTAAAAATGCGATTACTATCATAACAGAAATTAATAAAGAAAATTATAAACCTATAAACAATATTAAATTATTATTTACAACAATCAAGGTTGATATTAGTAATTCACTATCTTATTCAGAAGCTGGAACATTATATAATAATAATAATAATATTCTCAATATCGGTATAAAAATTAGTAAAAGTCTTCAAGATATACGTTCTAAAAAAACGGTCGGTGTTATATTAAATGAATTATCTTATTCTTATGTAAAATACAGTAACCAACATTTATACTTATATTGTGACAATGAAAAAGAAAAAGAAATAAAACAAATGATTGCTGAATTTGCAATATTTGCTAACTCATTTATTGGAGAATATTTAAAATTAAACTTTAATGGAAAAGGATTATTTCGCACGTGTGATACAAATGAATGGTTTAAAAATGCTTACAACATTTCAGGACAAGAACTTTTAAATGAAATCATTATAAATGGTATCAAAGCCGAATATATGTCAACTATTAATTCACACGACCTTGTCGGTGCTCCTGAATACTGTCATTTTACATCACCCATTAGAAGAATATCTGATTGTATATGTCACTACCTATTAAAATATATTCATCTAAAAGAAAATAATATTAATATTGATGAACCTTTTACAGTTGAAGAACTTGAACAATATTCATCTCATTGTATAAGACATAACAAATTAATGAAAAATATACAACATAAAGACAACAAATTTAGATTAATACAAACAATATCTTATATGTTATCAAATAATCAAGAAATAAAATTAGGATATTATATTTCAAGCTACACAGGAATGTTTTTAAATATAATTATAAATAAAATAAATGAACATAATGTTTATATATCATATACATTACGAATACAAAATCTACAAAAAAATATTCAAATAAAACAAAATAATGATATTATAATTAATCACGTCAATTGTATAACAAAATATGACCAAGGTTCTATTCCACAACTTGATAATATTTTTATTCAATAATTTACGAGTATATTATACCATTATTTATTATTTAATGAACAAATTATTATAATATAATTAACTCCAATCTACTATTATTAAACGATGAATAGTAACATTGTCGTGTATATCAAATATTTCTTTGTTTTGATAATAAATATTTGAATCAACAAAAACTTTTTTTAATTCTTTCACTATCATTTCCAAAGCAAATTTCCAAGTTAGTTCATTATGCTTATTTTGTAAAAATTGACCATTTTGTCTCAATGACCTAAAATCATTTTCACTTGTAAGATCATATACAATTTTTTTTGTTACTTCTGGTTCTTCTTTTAGAGTAACAGGATACATATTTGGTCTTGGATTTTTAAGAAATTCCGATAATCTCGGATTATTCAATATATTATCATTATGTGATTTTGCTTCACAACATAATCTCTTATTCTCTTTTATTTTGTTCAATACATATTTAGCAATTAATTTATGTGTACCATGTGCACGTTCAACAACAGCACTTATGAATTCTAAATCACAATTAGAGTTTAATAATTCACGGGTATATTCAATCATATTATTTTATTATTAAACGTTCATTTAATAAAATAATAATTCAATTTTATTTAAACTTCTTCTTCTTTTAAGGTATCACCACCAGAACGAAGTTTTTGTCTTTGATTACGAACTTCACACATTAATTTACCACCAAGAATACCTGTAACTTGTTTTACTTGATAATCATATTTTTCACTATCACTTTTCATTACTTCAATTGATACATATTCACCTTGTAATAAATACTTATAGATACGTGATGACACATCAATAGCAGTATGATGAACAAAAATATCTTGACCAATCAAATCCTTTTCAAGAACAGTTACATAACCATAACCTGTCTTTGAATTAAACCATTTGACAACACCATTAAAAAGTTTACCTTCAACATCAATAAGAGATGTAGCACTTGTTGTTTCCTCTACTTGAGTACTCATTATATTAATATGTATTCTCCCTTTAAGTATCTTTATCTTACTTATTATTCAATTTATTTATATAATATTTAAATTATTATTCGATAATTATTTAAAAATATAGTATTTATTATTCATATAAACATGAGCAGCCGAGCAATAGCATCTCAGAAAACTAAAAGAACAATTATACCACCCAATAAATCAAACAATTCAAATAATAATTCAACTCAACAACAAAGTATCAGCAATAATAACGATAAAAAACCTTTGTCTATTCAAGAAGCTTTCTCATTAATTAACAACAAAGTTACCAATCTTGAAAAAGCAGTTTTTGAAGGCGATTTTACAAGACCAGAACCATCAACAGCTTCAGACCTATTAAGTAAAAAAAATGAACAAAGATATATTGAATTATCACAACAAATAAATGAAATTAAAGAACATTTATATGAAAATAATAACAGTTCTAATTCTAATCCTTATACAAGTCTAAATACAGCTACTTCATTTGATACCATAAACGCTGAACTACTTATGATGAAAAATGATATATTATCTACTCGTTCAGCAATACAAAGAGTTGATCTAATTAATGATGATATTAACAACATTAAAAACAACATACATCAATTACAAGAAAATAATAATGATAATTCAACCAATTATAATTTTGAAACTATTACTGATAATGTTAATGAACTAAAAGATATGATCATTAAATTACAAAATTTTACTCTTGAAATTAATGATATGTGCTTACGTAACTTAAAAATGTCTTCTTTTGAACAATTTATGAATGAAAACAATATTTTAGATGAACAACAAAATATTTTTAATGATAATATTGATAACGGTATTGTTATTGGTGATGATGTTGAACATATTGATGAAAAATCACTTGAAGTTATTGGAGATGATATTGAACATATTAATGACAATTCAATTGAAGTTATTGGAGAATCTATTATTAATAATATCGCTGACGAAAAAAATAACAATGACCATTTAAACAATGAAACAATCGAATCATTTTATAACAATGATAACAATAATGATAATGTTAACAATAATGATAATGATAATAATAATGATGATAATGTTAACAATAATGATAATGATAATGATAATGATAATGATAATGATAATGTTAATGTTTTTACTGATGATAAATTAATATCGGAAGAATCACAAAATAATGATGAATCTATTCAAGAAGAATAAATTTTTTAATCATTTAATATAAGAATATTATGAAAAATAATAAAACAAATAAAAATAAAAAAACAAACAAAAATAAAAAAACAAACAAAAACACATTTATGTATAATCCAAATAATCCTAACAAGAGTTTCGATGTTTACATTGATAAAAATCCAAAAGATACCATCAATATAAAATATACTACTATCAATGATATAAAAAATACTATATTAAAACTTGAACATCTATTCAAAAATAAACAATATACACATAAAAGAATATGGCAAGTAGCAATGATCATGAAAGTACGTATTGAAGCTATAAAAAAACATAAAAATAATCTTTACCCAAAAGCAAAAATGGTAAACCAAAGATTTAATTTAGCAAATAAATACTTCCTTTTTTTAAAATCAAGAACTTCAAAAAAAACTTTTCAAGAAAGAAAAAATATGAAATTCATATTTTAAAATTGATTTAAATATCATTTCATTATTATTATATAATTAAACATAATGAAATTAGAAATTACTGACATTCATAAAGCTGACACTTTTATACAAGTTTTACAAAATTTAAAATTCTTTAGTGATTGTGTATCTTTAACTTTTGAACACGATAAATTATATGTTCAAGGAATGGATACAAGCCACATTAGTATTTTTGAAATTAATATATTAAACGATTGGTTCGACACATATGAAATCGAACAACAAGTAACACTCGGTATAAATACTAACATACTATATAAAATATTAAATACACGAAATAACGACCATAAAATCATTTTAGAACACGATGAACAAAATAATGATAAAATAAGTATTGAATTTATATGTGAAGAAAAAGGAGAATTTAACAAAGCTTTCCACATTCCTTTAATGGATATAGATAATGAAATGTTAGGTTTAACTGAAATGGATTATGACCTCGAATTCTCATTAAATAGCAAAAAAATGAAAACTATTGTTGATGAATTATCTCTATTTGGGGACACTATAAATATCTCATTTGAAAATGATATCGTTTACTTTTCAGCTCAAACTGAAGCAGAAGGTTCTATGAAATTAAGTGTAAATATAGACGATTTTGAAAGCTGCTCTGTTGATGATCAAGCTACCATTTCAACAAGTTATGGAGGAAAATTCTTACATTGGATGACAAACTTTCATAAATTAAACAAATCATGCACTTTATATGTTCAAAATGATATACCATTACAATTCAAATATGACCTCGACTCAGGTGACGACCAATGCGGAAAAAATTATATACGATTCTTCTTAGCACCTAAAATAAGTGACACTAACGACCTATAATTTTGAACAATATTCAATTCGATTTAACGATATAAGTGTTAATAAACCATCTTCAATACTTCGAATCGTTCCACCATTATCTTCTATATTTTCAACACCTATTGTTATTATACGTTTTAAGGAATCTTTCAATATATCCAAACTCATTCTTTTTTCTTCAAAACATAAATCTATATCCTTTATCACATCTTTCAAACTATTTAAACATTCCAAATATAATATAGCTAACCTTTCACTCTGACTATACATATATATAATATTTTTATATAACTTTATATGGATTATTCATATAGATTATTCATTTAAATTATTATAATTTATATCATCTATTTTTACATAGATTAATACAACCAACTACCAACTCCACTTTTTTTTATTACGCTTTTTATGTGTCTTATTACGTTTTCCACCTTTTATTGGTCCTGGTCCTTTTCTACGTTTATTACTCATACTACGTGTTACACGTCCTTCTGGTTCTTCTGGTGGTGATTGTTTACGTTTCATACTACGTGTTTTTACACCTGTAAATACTGTGTTCGGTTTTTTTTCAACTGTGTTCGGTTCTTGTTCAACATTATCCTGACCTTGTTTATTTATATTACGACTCATACTACGTGTTACACGTCGTGTTGTTTGTGTAAGATTATTATTGTTAGTACCAACAGGAGCAATAGGTGGTGTATTATTACTAGTGTCCATATGATTATTAGTAGTGTCCATATGATTATTAGTAGTGTCCATAT